CGTACCGTTGAGCGCAAATCGCCTCGTGAACACTTAAACGCTTGTCAGTTTCCGTGGCAAGTTCGTGAATTTGTTCCATCGGTCAATTTCCGCTCAACTTGACGTTTACTCTACGACTGTGACGTCGGAAGGAGCAGGGGGGGCAGCTTGGGCTTGCGCCTCTTGCTGGATGCCGTTGATCAATTGCTGCACCTGAATAAAGGGCTGGTTGCCCAAAAATTGCAGGATTGCGTTGACCAAGTCAGTTGAAAGTGCGATTTTGCTCATGAGAACTCTCCGTGTAATTGCCGCTGTTGGGGCCAGCGGTTTGCCCATCTTCAATTATGCCGCAGGTGCAATCCAAGGCAAAGGAAGTTGCACGATTGGTGGGTTGATTTGTTTGTCAATCTGTTCTTGAATGTTTGCCTCTATTTGGACTTTGTCTACGCCGTTGGCCCACACCCAGCCCAAAACTTGCTCTTGAGTCAATTGGTCATAGGGGGTGAATGTGCCTTCAGGCGCTAAGAACCCAACCGAGCCGTTGTTTGCGGCTAAGTAGGTGTCTTGCGCCCCTATACAGCGCCAGCCAGCGAGGATGACGACATCGGTGTACGAACCCTCGGTGGGTTTGCACTGCATGTATTCAATAGACCAAGTAAAAGTTGCTGACATGATTTTTCCTTTCAGTGATTAAAGATTAGCGGCATCCAAACGTGCCTTGAGTGATTCAATAATTGCTTGTTGTTCTTGGATAGCTTTGAGCAACATAAATGGCAATACGCTTGCTTTCAAAACTTTTGGCTTGATGCCTTGAATTTCATCGGCGGCATCTAGCACCAGATTTGGGAAGACTTGTTCAACTTCTTGAGCAATCAAGCCAAGTTCTTGTGCTTCACCTTCGGATGCGCCATTCCAGTTGTATTTAACAACACGCAACTTGCACAAGTCTTCAGCATAACCGTCACGCGTAGTTGTGATATTTTTCTTTAAACGAGCGTCAGAAGTAAATGACGATGTACCATTACCGTACAGGTAATAAATAGCAGAACCCTGTGTAATTGCTTTGAGGTGAAAACAATTTGTATTGGATGCGCCAGTACCACCTAAACTTGAATAAAAAGTAACAACACCCGAACCACTTGAGTTAATGTTAGATGCAGATATCGCTGGCTCATCATCATTTGCGCTATTGCATTGGGAAACAATACCAGCAGTATTGGCTTGCGTAGATTCAAACCTTGCGGCTCGAAGGCCTACAACATTCAGTCTTGCGCCTGTTGAATTTGATATAGTCCCTAACAGCAAAGAGCCAGATGAGTTAAAGCGCCCAGCCTCCGCTGCGGGGAAGGTTTGTGTAGCACTACCGACGTTCGTATAGAACGCCATTGCTGTTGGAGATGCAACCGCGCTTGTGGACTCGTTGACAATTGCAATACGAGCCGCGTCGCGCATACCCGCAGAGTTTGATGCGTCAATTGTTGAGAAGCCAATACCACCAAAAGAAAGCGAGCCAGTAGTCAATGACTGACGAACCGTCACAATGTTTAGCGTTGGATTCCAAGTGTCATTGGTCATCCGAGTGCCAATGATTTGCGCAGTAGCATTGGCTATTGAAAAGTCACTGGTGTAGGTAAACCCTTGAACCATGAAGGCGCTTGTGCTTGCGTAAGCAACACCGTTCGAGGTAATTTGTACCCCTGCCCCAAAAGAGGATACTGAAGTTGATTTGTTAATTGACAACGTCATGTTTCCGTTGCCGTTATAAATTTCAAACGCAGAAGTTTCAGATGCCGCGCCTTGACCAATGAGCCATTCTTCAGTTCCGCTACTTCTGAAGATAATTCGTTTGGCTTTATTGGCAACACCATTTACATTGATGTTTACATTGGTTGCGGCAACGCTACTGCCAGCAGTCACGTCTTTTGTAAAAGTACCGTTACCTGTGACTTGTAGACCAGTAGTGGTGTCCAAGAGCATATATTGGGTCAACGAGGCGTTAGTGTCGGCTGTTCCTCCAGCAATATTCATATTCCAATTGAAACTGCTAGGACCAAATGTAAATTGCGAGCCGCCTAAACTACCAGTTTGCCACTTTAACTGAGCGCCAACTGAATAAAGGTTGTACAGCAAATTGCCAGCACCACCAAATGAAGTCATGTTGGTTGTGTACGGCAAGAAAATACCGGGGTACGTTGTGTTTGGTGGAGGAACTTGACCACCAAAACCTACGTTACCGTTGTTGTCAAATATACCCCTGAGATTGTTGCCGTCGGTATAAATGCGGAATTTATTTCCAGCAGTAGCCCAAACTGCCAAATCTTGCGTCGTAGTTCCAAGCAACGAACCAACTGTGCCAAAGTAACCAGCGGCTGTTCCTTGCGTGTTAATCGAAAGATTAGAACCCCACGCATTGGCATGTGTGTTGTTAATTACTAATGCTGTTGCCGTTGCGCTTGAAGTAAAGAATGCTGGAATAGTGTCGGCTGACGAAACGTGTAATCTATAAGAAGCATCGTTTAACCCAATACCCACGTTGTTTGATGAATCGATGGTTAAAGCGGTTGTGCTGGAGGTTGCGTTATAAATGCTAAAAAAGGCATTGCTTATGCCATTTAAACCGCTGACTAATTCCCAAGCTATACCGCCAGAACCAGCGTTCTCTAACCGTAGACGAACATTTGATTGATCATTTCCATAAATGCGAGCGCCGCCAGAAGCTCCACTTACATTGTATATGTCCAATTTATAAGTCGGGCTGGCATTTGCAATACCTAGATTAGTTCCATCAAAAGAAAGCGCGGAGGGGGCGCTTGTGGCAACTTTGCTTCCGTTCAAATACAACACGCCGTTGGCAGTACCGCCAGACAAGACAGGGTTGGCCGTGAACGAAACAACACCAGTGCTGTCGGCAATAGTCATTGCCGCAGTGCCGTCCTTGGCCTTGATGTTGGTCACTTCAAGGTTGGTCAAGTCAAGTGTGGTCAAGTTCACCGTACCAGCAGTCACTGTGCCGCCAAAGTAGGCGTCACCAGCAGCCACATACAAAGCATATGGGTTGGTCAATGTGACATTCGTGCCAGCGCTTGGAGCGCCTGCAATGTACAGAGTTGCTGCGTTGGTGTAGGTGACGCTGGTGTTGGTCGCGGCAATTGGCGTGATGGCCAAAGAGCTGACTGCACCAACAGCGTTAGTTGCACCGATTGCGGAGGTGGTGTCGGTCACCGTGCCAGTTCCGATGTACAGCTTGGCAGGAGTGGCCGCAGCAAACACAGCAGTGCCGTTGAAGTTGCTGTCACCAATCTTGACGGTTTTGACCAAAGTGCTCAGGCCGACCGTTGAGAAGCCGCCAGCCGACAAAGTCGTGCCATCAAAGGTCAGGTCAGCATCGTCAGCCTGAAGGCCAGCGGTGGTGCTCACAACGACGCGGCCAGAGGTCAGGCTGGTATTGGTGATGCTGGAGCTGGAAACGCCTGTAAGGCCCGTTAAAGAGGTCACCCACTGAGGCGCAGTGCCTGTGGATGTCATGACCCTGTCTGCGGCTCCAATAGCCAAGAAAGTGGTCGTGGCCACGCCAGACTGGTAAGGAACCGATCCAGCAGCGCCGCCAGCAAGGTTGGTCGCGGTGTTAACGGTGATGCTTGAGGGCGCAGCCCACTGGGGAACCGAGCCGCTTGACGTCAAGATGTAGTTGACAGCGCCGATGCCAAGCTTAGACAGCGTGTTGGTGGCCGAAGAGTAAAGGATGTCACCTTGGGTATAGCTGGACTGCGCAGTGCCGCCGTAGGTCGCGCCAAGGGCGTTGGTGAGGTTCAGCGTGGTCAGCGTGGTGGTGCTGGTTCCGCTGTTGAACGTCATTGCGGCATTGCCAGCCAACGCGCCTGCGTTGTTGTACTGAATCTGCGTGGTTGAGCCGCCGATCGTGCCAGCACCCTTGGTTGCAATTACCTGAACAACGCCTGCGTTGTCCTCGTAATACAGCTTGCCATCAGTGATGTTGATTGCCAATTCACCTTGCGCAAGATTTGCCGCCAAAGGTACGGCAGACGCAGTTGTTGAAAAGTAAAGTTGAATTGGTGTGTAATTTGTTGCAGCCATAATTTTTCCTTAGAAAGTCCCGCCAGAGATGCCAGACCAAACAGGCCCAGTTGCGCCCGCTGTCAGCACAAAACCCTGCGTGCCAAGCGCTAGTTTAGACAATGTTGTTGCACCGCTTGCATAAAGCGTATCGCCAATTGTGTACGAGGCAATGTTTGTGCCGCCCTGTGCAACAGCCAGAGTGCCAGACGTAACTTGAGACGCCGCAATCGCAACGTCCTGCTCGCTGGCGCTGGTAATCTGTCCTTGGGCGTTAATTGCCAAGGTCACCGTCTTGCTTGCAGAGCCGTAGGACGCCGCAGTCACCGCAGTGTTGCTGATCGAGAATGTTGTGCCAGTCAGCGTCAAGCCAGTGCCAGCAGAGTAAATTTGCGTTGCGCTGATCTGCGTAAACGTGATGTTGGTCGTTCCGAAGATGATGACACCTTGCGTGTTGCAGGTGTAAGTCTCACCAGCGCCAGTTACGCCCTGCTGGACAAAGAAAGTCGAGCCTTCACTCAACGTAGTTGGGCCAGCGATTCCGTATGTGTTGGTATCAGAAGAACGAGTTAAAACCCAGTTTGTTGAACCAGAACCCACGCTTGTCACAACGTACACGCCGTTTTGAGTTTGCGTTGTTTGCGTGTAAACCAAAACACGGTCGCTGACCGAAAGAGTAATGCCGTCGATTACCAAGGCGGCCTGTGCGCCTGCGTTGGTCAACGTCGCGCCAACGCCGTCGCCAGCGCCCCCGGGCTGGTTGTACGCTGCGTTCAGGTTTGTGGGCGACTCAACGCGCACTGGCTGGTGGAAATGAATTCCAGAAGACACTAAAGTATCAACGTATTGTTTGGTGGCCAATTGCAGCGCAGTTGTTGGGTCCTGAGTCACCGTAACCGATGTCAGGCCGCCCAAGGTCAGGCTTGTGGCCCCTAGCGCAATGCTGGTTGTTCCAATGGTCAGCGACGAATTTGTCAGGCTTGCGTTAGCAATGTTGGTCAGCGTATTGGTTGAGCCGCTGATTGACTTATTGGTCAGGGTGTCGGTCGTTGCGCGGCCAACCAAAGTGTCGGTGGATGTTGGCAGGCTCACCACGCCTGTGTTGCTGATCTGCGAAATGACAGGCAGCGTCAATGTCTTGTTGGTCAGCGTTTGAGTGCCAGTCAGGGTCACCACATCCACGCCACCCACGGTCACCGCAGATGCGTTGAATGTGCCACCTGTTACTGTTTTGCCTGTGAAGGTCAGCGCGGTAGGCAGCGACAAAACAACGGTCGTTGTGCCCGTTGCGGTTATTTCGTTTGCGGTTCCAGAAACAGACGCCACCGCACCGATGCCAGCAGGGGTGATCGCCACGTTGGCTGCGGCAGTCAGTTGGCCTTGGGCGTTGACGGTGAACGTGCCCACCTGCGTGGTAGATCCATAGGACCCAGCAGTCACCGTGGTGTTGGCAATCGAAATCGTGCCTGTGCCTGTGATAGGTCCGCCTGTGAGGCCTGTTCCAGTGTCGACTTGAGTGACACCACCAGACAGAGAGAATTGACGCCATGCACCCGCAGAATAGCCTTCATAAGCCCCGTCGGTGGAGTTGTAGCGCATCTTGCCAATAACACCAGCGCCGCGCTGGCCAGTGGTTCCGACGGGGAGGGTGACCGCACCAACACCGGGGAACACCGCGTCATCAGCAATCGAAAAAACTGGATTGCCCACGCCGTTGGTGTTTGTGATGCCAATTTGGTTTGCTGTACCCACCAAGGTGGTCGAGGTCACAGCGCCAGCCGTTGACAGCACCATGAAGCCATTGAAGCTGGCGTTTGCAAGGTTTAGCGCTTGACCTGTCAAGGACAGCGTTGGGTTGCCTGCAATGCCGTCGCCATCGGTCACGCTCAAGCCTGTGTTGGCAATAGCGATAGAACGGCCTGTAATGGCCGTAGAAGACGTTTTTACCTGTATCCCAGTACCAGAGTTCACCAACGACAAAAGAGCGCCTGTGGAGCTGATATTGAACACGCCCTGAGCACCGCCATCGGTCAAAGCCAGACCATTGGTCGCACCAAAGTAGCGACTGTTGGGCAGTTGGGGCGTCTGGGTGACGGTCAGGTAGGTGTAGGTTTGAGACGGGGATGCAGCAATTGCACCCGTGGTCGTCTGCACCGTCACGCCATTTTGGACAATTGGAACCGCCTCAGTGCCTGTGATAGCACCAGCGGCTGGCAGTTGGAGTATGGTTACTTGTGCGGACATTATGTGCTCGTATTGTCTGGTGGGTTCGGTGCAATAGTGTCCTTGTTTCCAGTCGAAGTTGGCGTCTGGGTATTACCCTCGGTCGAGATCTGGAACACGTTGGTTTCACCACCCGTGACCAAATAGTTGTCGCCAGCGTTGAGTGGGAGGTCAGGACGTGGAAACCGAATCGTTATCCTTTCGGTTTTACGAGCAGGTAAACGATAGGGGTCGAGCTGATCTGCGCAGCCTTCGTTGCACACGCGGAGGCCGGGGAAGTTGGGGTCGTTGCGCATCACAGCATGCGGGCGCTTCATCTTGCAGCGGTCGCATATCGCAATCGCAATGTCTGAGTAGCCTTCGGTGTCCAAAAAGATGGCCATTGGTCACCTCGTGTAGACGGAAATGTTGGGCGCAAAGTAGATGGGCGACTTGTCGCGCTCTTCCTCTTCGGCCATGGCAAGGTACTTGTCAGCTTGGCTCTCGAGGTATTGGATGCGCGTGGCGTCGACCCCGGGCAGCTCCAACGCCATCCTGTGGGACAGCATCATCACCACCGCCTCGTACCAGCGCTGTGGCACTTCCAACTCGCCATACAGGTCACCCACGTCCATGATCTGGCGCGAGTACCAAATGGTCATTTGGTAGAAGGCGTTCTGGGGTGTTGGCCACAGCACGATCTCGCTTTGGGGAATCGTGCGGTTAAACCAAAACTGGAACGGCTGGTTGGCCGTGAAGTTCTTGTTGGGCAGATTGGTGTAGTCGTCACGGTTCAGGCGCGACATCGTAATCTCGGTGCTGTTGTTGCCCAAGTACCACTCGCGCAGGTTCAGCGTTGTGCCGTTGTAGGCGCGAATGCGATAGTAGGGCACTGTCTGGCCGTTGACAATGTCAGTCCAAACCCAGTCGTTGTCGACCACAGTGATTGTTCCAAGGTCGACCAAAGTCTTCCAAGTCACGTTGTCTTCAGAGTATTCGTAAATGATTGACCAAGTGCCACTTGCAGCAGGCAAGAAGCCAATTGAGCCAATGAAAATAGGGTTTGATGGTCCGTAATTGACCGAGATATTGCCGTTAGCTGCGTTTTGGGTGCAAATTGTCTCAACGTCTTGGTCGTACACGTTGCCCAAAACACCCCCAGCAGACGACGTATAGGACCCATCAGGGCGGTTCATCCAGCGATACAGGGCATTGAGCACGTCGTTGCCACCAAGGGGCAGCAGGTACACAGCGCGGTCAGGCGAAAAGCCGTAAACCTTCTTGTTGATGGCCCAATACTGGATGCCGATGTTGATCAGGTTGGATAGCAGGAAAAACAGCGACTCGCGGGCGCTTAGGACCTGCTCAGAGGTCAGCTCTTCCGCCAACTTTCCGCAGCGACGTGCGCCATGGTCAATCAGCGTTTGCACCGTTACAACGGTCGTACCTGTAGTTCCAGAATATGCCATTGTTGATCCCTGTTACCAGCCGGGGCAGTTCCAGCGCTGCATCGAAGCACGCGACCTACTGCCCTTTTCGCTCTTTTCTGCCACAGGCTCCATTCTCGCGCAAAATGCATCCCTACGGGGACCCCCTTGGGGCTGTGGAGCCTTTAAATTTGAGCCAGTCTCACGGTTGTACTTTGCACGCCCTTTGGCCGTCAAACCAGCGCCTTCCTTGGCTGGCAACTTTTCACCTCGGCCAATGGCAAGAGACGGGCCGCCATCTTTAAATTTCTTGCCCTCAAACACCTCGTCAACAATTTTTACCCGTTGAGGCTTGGTTGTTACTTTTTTAACGATGTTTAGCCGCTCAGACTTTTTTTTGTTTGGCTCATAAAAACCAGCCGCCTTCAAAGACTTGGCTATTGATGCATTGTTTTTTGGCATAGTCAAAACCTGTATTTGGCTGTTTTTTGAGCAATCTTTTTTGGTTGCGCTACGAATTGTTTTCCTGCGGCTTTGCCTGCTCTTTTTGCTTTGGTCGTCGAAGCATACTCAGCAGGGCTGAGGCTTTTGATCGCAGCTTCTGGAAGGTAGCGCTCACCTGTTTTACTAGACGGTTTTCCACTTTTAGTTCTCCATTTTTGATCGCCCCAATCTTTCAGCGATTTTTGCGAATCTTTAATCACGATAACCACCACCCGCGTCTTTATACCGCTTGGCCACAAGTTGCGCTTTTCTTGCGCTCCATTGGCCTGCACCTGTACCGTGCGTGGCTTCGGACTTGACTTGGCTCACGATACGCTTGCGCAGCTCAGGCTTGGTGTAATTACCAGCCTCATTCACGCTGCCACCATCAGCCATGCGTTTGTCGGCACGAACAAATTCTTTGCCAACCTTTTGAGGAATGCCAGTCTTCTTGGCAAACTTAGGGTTATGCGCAACCGCCGCCATCAATTTGTGTTGGGCTGGTGATTTGCTGGGCATGATCAGCCGCAGAAAATAGTCACCCCCGCACCAGCGGGCAATGTGACGTGAATGTTTGTGTTGAAGCGGATGCCGTTCCCGGGGATCAGCGTGGCAATTACCGCCGTATTGGTTGTGATGTTCACGCGCAAACGCTCAGTGCCTGATGCACCGCCATCACGAAAAACAATTTCTCCAGCAACTCCACCAGAGGCTAGTTGATACCCAGCAAGGTTTGCCGCGCCTGCATAAATAACGCCAGTTGCGTCATTGTGTTCCGCAAATACATTCGTCAATGTTGACATCTAAATCTCCAATTAAAAGCAGGGGCCGAAGCCCCTACCTTGTTTTAGCACTTCACAGATCCGCCGCGCTTTTTAGCGGGCGTCACAGTGACTGACTCTTTGGTCTTTGTCACGCTCTCAGACTTTGGAGCCTTATCCATGCCCATCAGACTCTTAGCACCACGGAACAATTTGCCGGGGATGCCACGAATCGTTTTGGCCATTGCCATATCGTCAGCGTCAGGACCAATGGACTTGTCATATGCACCTTTGGAAAGGTCCACATCACCACCCTGTGCAAGTTTCATCTTGCTCGCAGGGCCGTATTTTTCATTGGTCATGGCTTTGGCTTGACGCATGGCAGTGGCGTTTTCTTTGTTGAAAACCGATTGCAGCGCACGGTTGCCGGGGGCCACGCGACCGCCTTTTTTGTAAGTACCAGCGAGTTCGTTGATAGCTACAGGTTTAGGGGCAGGCTTGCGACCTTGAGGCATCGCGACGGGACGACCTGAATTAACAGTACCCCCCGCCGCGTAGGCTTTTTTTGTGGAACCGCCTTTTTTGTACATGGCGTCACCCATCATGCCTTCGCCCATCATGCCGCCGTCCATCATGCCTTTGATCTTGCCACCTTTTTTATAGCCGCCAGCATTTGATTTTGTGACGCCACCAGTAGCGTAGCCACCGCCGTTGCCCATCTTCACGCCACCAGTTTTGGCAGGCGAGTGGTCAGGCTTGGCCGTGTCCATCTTGGTGTTGCGGTATTCGCCGCCTTGGCCTTCAGTATTGATGATGCCGTCCTTAGCGATAGCACCACCCTTTTTGTAGCCGCCTTGGCCGTTCACAACGCCACCAGTGGCCAAACCTTTGTGGCCCTTAGAGGCAGGTTTGGACTCGTGAGATTTCAGCTCTTTTTCAAGACCCTTCATCTTTGACATTTCAGCCATGTGAGTTTTCTTGGACTCGCCGCCCTTAGCCATACCGCCTTTTTTCATAGGAGGTGCGGACATTGGCATTGCAGGCTGCATTGAAGCTGCACCGCCAACTGGACCAGCAGGGCCAGCACCAGCGGGCATGCCGCGCATTGCGCGACGACGCATGGCCAACGAAGGCTTCATTGGTGAGCCAGCCATTGGCATACCGCCACGGGCAGGCATTGCAGGGGGCATAGCGCCAGCAGCGCTCATGGGCGAACCCATCATGCCACCGTCAGCCTTTTTGGCCACCTTGCCGCCTTTTTTGAGCTTCAGTTCAACTGAAGGCTCAGTGGTCTCCATTTTGACCATTGGTTTAAATTGTCCCATGTCGTTCTCCTTATGCTTGTGTGACGCCAAGAGCGCCAACACGGGTTGCATTTGGGCCTACTGCAATTGCAGGCAGGGCGATTGCCATCACTGTACGAACAATGCCGTTTGATGCAGTGACAGGGACGTAAGTACC